ACCGTACTGAGGTTCCTTAGCTAACTTAAACCATTCTTCTTTAAAGACATCAGCACCTGCAGTATCGAAGCTAGACAAATACTCCTGCTTGAATGCAAAGGAACTCAATGTACGCTTTGCAGCCTCAATCTCCTTAGGATCAATAGTCTCATTGTCTTGAGTGGTGAAGTGCCAGCTCTTCCACTCATCGTCAGTATCGTTCTGTCCTAAATTAAAAGTATCGTAGAACCAGTTACGTCCACTTGGAGTACTAATAAATAAAGCTCTACCCTTCTTATCTGACAGTGAAGCTCGAATGATCTTCTGCCATACATCCTCTTTAATAAAGGCACATTCGTCCATCACTACGTAGACTAACGACACACCTCGAAGACTATCTGGATTGTCAGCACCTCTAACTAAGATCTTCTTACCATTGATTAGAGTAATCTCTAAGTTATTCACATGGCTAGACTTGATAACAGGTCTACCTAACTCATGCAGTAAGTCCCACATAATCGTTCTAGCTTGTCCTAAGGTAGGTGCTATGTACATCACAGCTGAACCATCTGGACAATTCAAAGCTTCAATCAGTAACGATACTGCTGACAGTCTTGACTTACCACAACGTCGACCTGCAGCTACCACTTTAAAGCGTGTAGTATCTTTAAAGACACTCTGCTGCCAGTTAAGCAGTTGGAAGTTTAACTCAGACATCAATCACTTCCTGTTCTTCACTGCTTGTACTAATCGTAGGTGACGTTAAACCTGTAATGTTGATAGACACTGTTGGTGTATTGTTACCAGCCTTCTGAGCTTCAAATACACTGACAGGAACAATCCTATCGACAATTAACTTCCATGCTGCAGCTTGATTCTTATGTTCATCATTCAACGCTGCATCATAAATAGCTTCTAGAACCTTAGCACTCTTAGGTGAGTTAAGCATCCTAAGCTTGTACTCATTGATAATAGCTGCATCACCCTTAGGTCTACCGACACTACGATTCTCAGTGATAGCTTTAAGTTCCCTTTTAGAGGTACGTCCTACTTTATTACCTGTTGGCTTTGTCATGGTTCGTCTTTGTCCTATATAGGAGACTGCTAAGTGAAGTACTATATAGTACTAAGACATATAACATAAATGTTACATAGACATAAATATTATAAGTACTTATATTAGTTATTAATATTAATTTACTTAGTAAGTAATATATTATAAGTAACTGTTAATAGTGTATTTAACTTCTATGTTCCCTTTCCAAGGTGTACAGATCAGCCTTAGAAGTCAACCTAAGAAGTGGGGTCAGGCTTCTTAGTTAACACAATTATTTCCTTATGAGAATATTATACACTATGTTTGTCTATTTGTCAAGTCTTTTCTAATTTATTTTTACTTTATTGTGATTGTAGTCACATTAGTGACACTTTAAAGTTCCCCATTCTCAGGGTGTCTAGATTGTCCTCTAGAGTTCTACTTTTCCTTTGTAAATCAATTGGTTATAATTTATAACTAGTTAGGTCTATATTACCTTTTTTGTGTACTTTAGAGGCTCCCACAAAAGTAATCACTATACAGTCACCCCTCCCCCCAGTCACTTTGTAGTAAGCACTCACTAACAAGCCACTCTAAAGTTATCCACAGGTTATCCACAGGCTACAAAGTTATCCACATCTAGTTGAGTAACTATATGTTGACTGACTAGGGCACATGTGAGGGACGGTGTAGCACCCTCTGAAGTACTCCTAAGGGTATGCACCATACTACCTAGGGTATGTCTAAGGGTTAACCATTACACAATAGTTATACACAAGTTATGCACAGGCTGTGGATAAAATACTCCTAGGGGTATACAGTTATGCACAGGCAAAGTCTTATATAAGAGTTGTATCTGTGGATAAGTAGTAGTTGTGGTGTTAGTAACTTTCTCCAAGGGGTAAGGTACTATCTGAGCTTGAACGTCACCACGGGGCTATAAATGGCCTTCTAGATACCGTGAGAAAAACTCTCATACATTGTGAGAATAAGTATAGATAAACTGTAGATTGTAAGGTTCGTGTAAGTTTAACAGCACACAATACATACATCGAAACAACAAACCACTAGGAGCTTATATGTACAAGACAATCATTACAGTGTTATCAGCCACAGGCAACACACCTATCACTAACAGAGGCGGTGCATACTGTGATCTGTTAGCTAAGGTAGAAGTAGAGTGCAAGGATCCTGCTGAGGCACTGGCTAAGACTTTAGAGGTTAAGAAACAGACACCACACGCTTACCAGTGTCACTTCATTATGCCTGACTATCCTAACCAGAACACACGCTCACAGTTCTGTCACTACGGCTAAACTGTAAGAGTATACCCTGAAGCCTCTGTTAGGGGCTTTGGAGTAAACTTTTATCAACCACCTGAGGAAACACAATGTTAAACTACTTAAGAAACAAACTAGATCAACACTTCGGCATCATGCTAGATGTGGCTTGTGCTTTAGGTGTCGGTCTGCTCTTGGCTATCGGTGCTCTCGCATACTTTGACGTATTGGTCGCCTAAGTAAGACGTGTAACGTCGGAGACAGTATACCGTGAAGCATTCTAGTAGAGTGCTTTGCAGTGCTTTGTCGCTCTATCAAGGCCACGGCCTATCTACAAAGGAAACATGATGCGTAAAATTGAACAACAAATCTGGAACCTGATCAAGTCTAAAAAGTCAGGCACTATTGACAATTCACGGGTTGAATACCTGCCTGAGCTTAACGAACAAATGCACGCACGTATTGAGTACGCTAAGATCTATCTACACGGTCACCACATTGCAAGTTATACCTATTCACACGATAGAGTTGACTATAACCCAGTTACATTGGCTAATTGGCCTACAAAGACCACTAAGAGCCGTTTGCGTGCCTTGGGTGTGGCTGTATACACTAAAAAGGGTAAGACTTACGTAGGTGATAAGCTGATTGTCGATTGATCTGTACTATATAGGGAAACAGTAAAATGACTTATTACGATTACGAATTCAAGCGACTGGGTGACAATGCTCAGGCAGATCTTAAACTGATGGCCGTTAACGGTGAGACTAGGTGGATGACTGTCTCGGCTGATAAGGTAAAAGCTATACTGGCAATTTTAAACATTGATGAAGAGGATATGTCCTAATCATGAGCAACGAATACATTGTCTATTGGAGACGTGAGGTTCTATACAGAACCAAAGTTATAGCTGACTCACAGGATGACGCTATTGAGCGTGTCTGTAATGGCTTCTCAAGTGATTCTCTATACCTCGAGGAAGTCGATGAATATGGTGACATGGTCATTGATAACGTCGATATGATTGAAAAGGATTAATAATGAATACTAAACTATTAAAACACTCACGGGAACTATTCAAGTCTTACGATGTACCTGAGCACGTTCGCAGGGATTATCGTCGCAAGTGGATCAGATCAGTACGTCTACTGGGTGACAAGTGGCTTTTAAGCCAATCTGTACAGCGTCTAAGCCCTTCAAAGGGGACTCTAGATGTATAAGATTGTGTCTATATCCTCAGGCATTGTAGTTGCCACCTTTAATAAGTTATCATTCGCTCAGGAATGGCTTCAAGATAACAATAACTTGGAAGGTCAACCTGCTAACCTTTATAAACTTGTCATAACTCGAAAGGAACCTAAGAAATGAGTAGCACTAGAACATTTGAATTCATGGCTCTATTGGCTGACAGTAGGGCTGTAGTTAAAGTATCCTGTGAGATGGACTCAGAAGGCGATGTCGCTGAATTTAACAGTGTCATTTATGATGGCTTTAACGTCCATGATGTACTGTCTCAGAACCAGTGGGATGACTTGGAATATGATGCTAAAACAGCCTATAAATGTGAACAGGAGGAACAAAGCACCATTGACTACGATCTAAACAACCGCTTAGAAGCCCTTTATGGCCTCTCTAAGCCTTCATTTAACATTAGGTAAGGGGTAGGGTGCTATGCTATACACTAAAGGCTCAATTGAAGGTTATATGGGAGACAGTAAACAGAAAGTCATAAGCATTGACTTTGACTATCTCATGACCGATGAAACCATAGATGAATTACTAGAACTTTTAAGGGGTAAATGTAATAACTGGGGTGAAGCTTTACACTTTAAAATGACCTTAGAAAGCGAGGATGTTTAAATGTTATCAGAAATTGACTTAAAAGACTGGATTGAACAACCTTCAAAACCTTTATACGATGTCCCTAAGGAGACACCTATAAAGACCCATGCTGGTGTGTTATGGTTTAGCCACATTGACGGGGCTTATAGTCTCTGTTACGATGTCAACGGTAAGCCTGTGCATATGCAAGCATGGGCTACAGTTAACCCTTTCAAGCGGAGGAATAAATGAATGAGTACTGCTATCAGGTAAGCCCTACAAAGTCAGTATGGGTATATGCTGCAAATGAGGATGAAGCTGAGTCTAAGGTGTATGAGGAACTTGGCTATGACCCTGATGATATGGAATTGGTTGAAGTACTGGAGGATGTATGAAATGCCTATGCTGTGACAAGATACTGACAGACTTTGAAAGTACCCGTAAACACGCTGTTACAGGTATGTTCTTAGACCTATGCCAGCAATGCTTTAAAACTGTACAGAGTGACTCTCACCTACCTACAAAGGACAGACAAGACCTAATCTCAGCTGATGATATGGATGATACTTTGGAGGATGAAGACAATATAGACACTACTGACAGTAGGGACTATTGAGATAGGGCTTGACAGAATCTTAAAAGTATGCTACCCTTACTTTAAAGATATCTACAAAGTACCTAAGACATTAACATATAAGTTAAATACACTATTAAAGTATATCTTTATATATTTACTTATAAAGTTACTTTAAAGTGCCCGTGAAACTTAGACAACAAACCCTTAAGGATAATTTTATGTCTATTGAATTGATTGATGATGTTGATGCTGACTTAGTTCAGTATGAGTGTTGGTATTGGTCTGTCATTGACAGTATGGCTGACTTAATCATTAACAGTGGTCGTGATAAGGTAATGTCTCATGTAGCTGAGGCTGTCTTAACTAAGATCGGTAATGGTTATGTCTTACCCGTAGATGATCCACTGTTATGATGATGACCTTGTTTGTCGTTGTAGTAACTTTAATTAAACTTGTACTGAGTAAATAACCATGAACATTGACCCAGATAAACCTTGGCCTTTCCCTTCAGCACCTTTGGCAGGTGACTCAAGTCTTAAAGCATTGGCTGATACATTGTCCATGCTAGAGGATTTCACAGCTTTTCAGCTCAGGGGTGACATCTACTATGGATACCAAGATAAAACAGCTCTAAAGACCATTGAAGGGCTTAGAGAGGCATTAAAACATGAAGCTTAACCTCGTACCTAAGCCTAGGCCAGAATCTAAGATGCTCAGACACACCTCATGTGATGCCTGTGGTAGCTCAGATGCTAACGCTGAATATGATGATGGACACACCTTCTGCTTCTCATGCCACACGTATGCTCATGAAGCTGATGCCTGTGATTTATCGGTAAAACAACAAGCAGTTGCACCACGAAAGACACCTATGTTAGAGATTAAAGGTCAGATCAAGTCAATACCTGACAGGGGTATTACCTTACAAACGTGTGAAAAGTATGGAGTTAAACAAGACAATGAACAGCACTTTTATCCTTACACTGACGATGCCGGAGGGGTTGTCGCAGCAAAAGTTAGACGAGTGGCAGACAAAACTTTCAGCATTCTTGGCTCATTCAAGGACGCTAGGTTGTTCGGACAGCAGCTCTTTCACGCAGGGGGTAAATACATTACCATATACGAAGGAGAACTTGACGCACTTGCGGGCTACCAACTCACTGGAAGCCAGTGGCCTAGCGTATCTATACGAAACGGTGCACAAGCAGCTCTGAAAGACTGTAAAGCTCAGTATGAGTGGCTGAACACCTTTGAATCAATTGTGATCTGCTTCGATGCTGATGAGCCGGGTAAGAAGGCGGCTAAGGAAGTTGCTGAACTGTTCGGACAGAAGGCTAAGATTGTTAAGCATTTGAGTGGTTTTAAAGATGCTTGTGATTACCTCGTTGCAGGGGCTACTAAAGAGTTTGTGAATGAGTGGTGGAGAGCTGAGTCCTATACACCGGACGGGATCGTTAATGGTAGGGACTTATGGGAGCAACTTAAAAAGCCTAAACAACTTCCAGATGCTTCGTGGCCTTATGCTAAGTTGAACGACATGATGGCAGGACTTCGTAAGCGTGAGTTAATTACCATTGCTGCTGGTACAGGTCAAGGTAAGTCAACATTCTTACGACAGCTTATTCATCATTTGCTTATGACAACTAACGACAATATCGGTATGGCTTTCTTAGAAGAGTCGCCTGAGCGTACAGCTTTAGGTATCATGTCGATTGAAGCCGGTAAGCCTTTGCATCTTCCTCATGTGGAATACACAGAAGAAGAGTTAAAGAAGTGTTATGACAGCACAATGGGAACTGGACGTTGTGTCTTATTCAATCACTTTGGATCGCTAGATATTGACAACGTGTTGAACCGCTTACGGTACATGGTTAAAGGCCAGAACTGTCAGTGGATTATCTTGGATCACTATCAAATGATCTTGTCAGGAATGGATACTGATGAGCGTAAGGGATTAGACATTCTTCTTACTAAGTTGCGTACTTTTGTAGAGGAGACAGGCGTAGGTTTGTTTGGTATTTCACATACTAGACGACAGCAGGGTCAAGGACTTGAGAACGGTGCTGAGATCAGTTTGTCTTCGTTGCGAGGTACTCAAGGTATCAGTCAGTTATCGGATGCTGTGATTGGACTTCAACGAGATCAGCAGGATGATGATGAAGTTAAGAGGAATACTACTGAGCTTCGTCTGTTAAAGTCTCGCTTTACAGGTGAAACAGGCCCAGCAGGTGCTTTGTACTTTGATAAGTCTTTAAATAGATTGGTCGAGGTTCAAGAAGAAACTTTATGATAGATAGAAAAGTAAAACAAAAAGCCTATCATAAACAGTGGTGGGAAAGAAACGGTAGAAACAAGAATCTTCAAAAGAGATACGGAATTACTGAAGAGTTTTATCGTGATATGTATAATAAACAACAAGGATGCTGTGCAATTTGCAGCAAACACGCATTGGATGTATTCTCAAAAGGTGCAGAAGGTTTTGAATTATGTGTCGACCACTGTCACATAACAGGCACAGTGCGTGGTCTTTTGTGCGAAAACTGCAATACTGGTATTGGTAAATTAAATGATGATGTTAAACTGCTTGAATCAGCAATTAAATATTTAAAGGAAACATTATGACTAAAGACGAAGCATTGAAGTTGGCGCTAGAGAAATTTGAATTCATGAACCATGTGGATTCTATATTTGAAGGTGAATTTAATTTACAGATTAACGCCATCAAAGAAGCCTTAATGTCCGTACCGGACGGGGCACAGCCCAGCGTAAGCGTAGAGCAGGAGCCTGTGGCGCATTCAGTAGTTGCGGGAGCGTTGTTTGATTTTATGGGTTGGTTAACTTCACGAAACAAACGGCTGACATTATCTGGCGCTGATGAAGCAAGTCCCGCAGTAGAGGCCATTCAAGAGTTTTCTGAAAAGCGTGGTTTAAGTCTTAAAGATGCAGAAGTGGGTTTTTGGACAGAGTTTCTTTCTACCCCACCACAGCGCAAGCCGCTGACGGATGAGGAGATAGGCGCAATCCTTGAAGACATTAACGCCTTTGGCACACGGCTATATACATTTGCCCGAGACATCGAAGCCGCGCACGGCATTAAGGAGAACACATGAGTAAATCAGACGGAGGCAAAGGAAGCACACCTAGACCATTTAGCGTAGCTCAGGCTGAGTATGAAGCTCGATGGGATATGATCTTTGGACGAGACAATAACGATAAAGTACGTGACTTTCAGTTCGATAAAGAGCAGGACACTAAAGAGGAGAATAAAGATGAGTAGTACCTTAATTGCAATTGTAGGTGTTGTCTATGCTGTTGTGGCTGTAGACTTGATCATCAAAGGGAATACTGGCTTAGGGATAGCCTTTGTAGGTTATGCACTAGGTAATGTTGGGTTGTATATGGAGGCTGCAAAGTAATGACTATTAAATCTGTACCTAAGTGGATGCAACGAATGATTGACATGGGAGTACCTCCTGAAGTGATAGCTCAGAGGGCTGAAGTACGTAGAGCTAAGGATCGTGAATGGGCTTTGAAGAACAAGGATAAGAAGGCTATGCACAAGAGAGCTTACAGAGCTAAGAAGAATACTGCACAGACTACAGAGGCTGCCGGAGTAGTTATCAAGTATACCTATCGTCCTAACTGGAAGGAAGCTCCTGTGTATTATTGCCCTGAATTGACGTATAGAGGTAAGGTATGATTGATAAAGATACTGTGTTAAGTTTGGAACAAACGTTACGCCTTGCATTGGAGGCGTTGGAATCAACTGGTGAAAACAATGGATATCACGGAGTAACTCAATACTTTGACGAAACAATGGTTGACCAAGCCATCACCGCCATTAAAGCCGCACTATTGTCACGAAGTGACGGAGAAGCGCAGACACGAAGTGTCGTAAAGGATGAGCCTGTGGCGTGGAGAACCTACACGGGACGAGGTTATTACATTATTGACAAAACCCTTGAAGAAGCAAAGCGAAATTGGCCTGATAGACCGCATTCGCCCCTCTACACCACCCCACCACAGCGCACATGGGTAGGGCTGACGGATGAGGAAAAAATAATAATGAGTCGCTACGATTTAGAGTATGCAGCTTTGATTGGAGAGGTGGAAAGAAAACTCAAGGAGAAGAACGGTTATGCTTGACTTAGATAAGATAGCTGGTAGAATGTTAGACTTGGAGAGTAAGTACTATGAGTTGCAAGACAAGTATCAGTTACTTATTCACCACTATGAAGACCTAAAGGCAGAGTATGAAGAGTATCGTTCTAGACATAGAGACAACATTAGATCACAACACGATCTGGATGGTAGTAACTAAGGACATCGACACTGGAGAAGTTAACGTATGGAGAGCAGCCGAACCATTAAAGCAGTATCTAAAGGACGTTACCTTGATCTGCGGTCAGAACCTCATAAGTTTCGATGCACCGATCCTGAATCGTATCTGGGGGACGAAGATTCGCTTGAGCCAGATCTACGACACGCTTATAGCAAGCCGTCTACTAGATCCATCGATAGAGAATGGACACAGCCTCGAAGCATGGGGACTGAGACTGGGAAGGAACAAGATTGATTACACAGGAGTGTGGACATGGTTAATGGACAGACGAGAGGAGTACAAAGGTGAGTGCTTTAACGTTCCTCACATGGCTCTTCTGGAGCATTATTGCATTAGGGACGTTGAGGTCACTTGTGATCTTTATAAGCACCTTACTGCTGAATTCACTAAGAAAGACTTTTCACAAGAAAGCCTTGCTTTGGAACATAAAGTAGCAGCCATCATTGAGGAGCAAACACGTAATGGATTCAAACTGGACTTACCCTATGCAACTTGTTTACTTGCTGACATCAAAGGAAAGATGGCTGGAATATATGAGCAAATGCAAGAGAGGTGGCCTCCAGTCATCACTCCAAGGTTCCACAAGACCTCAGGAAAGCCCATCAAAGATGCCGTTGATACTTTCAATCCCGGAAGTAGAAAGCAGATCGGAGAAAAGCTGATGGAGTTAGGATGGAAACCTAAGGACTTTACTGAGAAGGGACAGGCTATTGTCGATGAATCTGTACTGTCTAAGGTTGTTAACATTCCTGAAGCTCAGATGATCGCTGAATACCTGATGTTACAGAAACGTGTAGCTCAGATTGAAAGCTGGTTAGAAGCTGTAGGCAAAGACGGTAGAGTTCACGGTAAGGTGATAACCAATGGAGCTGTTACAGGTAGGATGACACACAGTAGTCCTAACATGGCACAGATTCCCAATGCAGGTAG